GTGAATGGGGATCAGTCAACACAGGAAATCAATTAGTAACTGGATTTGGTTTATCAGCAAGTCTAGGAACGCCAGATACATTTGCTAGCACAGGTTGGGGAAGATCAACTTGGGGTTCTGAAATTTGGAATGGTTTTGGAACAACTTTACCTAGTGGTGTTGCAGCTACAATGGCTGTTAGCACACAAATTTTAATTGAAACAGAAATAAATGCTGGTTGGGGACGACTAGGATGGAACATCAATGCTTGGGGTATTGCTGGTCAAACATCCACAGGAAATTTCCCAATGACTATGGCTCAATCGAGCGTAACAATCGATAACGAAATTAATACAGGTTGGGGTTCAGATGGTTGGGGCGTAGAAGGTTGGGGAGCTTCTATTATGGTTGCTCAACCTACTGGTATTGCAATGACTGCATTTGAAGGTAGTGCAGGATTATCATTTGATGGAGATTCTAATGTAGATGCCGTTGGTAGAGCCATGACAATGACTCAAGGTGATGAAACTACAAGTATTAAAGTTGGTCCTATCTTAACTGGTTTCCCTCTTGGAATAAGTTTAACATTTGATGTTGCTGTTGTTCCTGTATCTGGAGTAGCGATGTCTGCTACGTTAGGGACAGCAGTTCTTGATAACACTACGATAGCAGATGTAAATGCATTTAGTCCAGGTTATTGGGGATACAGATCAACTTGGGGCTTTAGCGCATGGGGTAATGGACAAACAAATACTCTTGTAATGAGTATGTTAGAAAACTTCTCTGGTGCAGATCCAGCTCCAGATGCACAAGTTACTGGTAATGTTATGGCTATTGCTTTAGCTGCTGGTGATACATTTAATATTATAGGAGATGCTAATATTGCTCCACTAGCCGCTATGGGTTGGAGTGATGGAACATGGGGCGAGTCTAGATGGGGTAATGGTTTATATAGACCAGATACTGACGATATTTTCCCAATAACAGCAGCTCTTGGAACAGCTACTTTAGATGCTGTTACAAACCCTTCAATTACGGGTCTAGGAGTACAACAAGTTAGAGTAGGATCTGTTACAGTTTTAGGAGAAGGTAAGGTAATTCCTACTGGAAATAACTTGACAATTAATCAAGGTACAGGTACAAATGTACTGATTTGGAATGCAGTCGATACAGGTTCAGCGCCAACGACACCTCCAGGATGGCAGGAAGTTCCTACAAATGCTGCTTAAATTTAGTGTTTGACACTATTTAAAATAATTTATAATATTACTAAGAATTGGAGATAAAAAATGGCGAACTCTACATCGGCAAGTTTAAAACTTACAGT